ACCTTCTACTAAAATTGTGTAGACTTGACCTGCGTTAGATCCATCTGATCTCAATGCTGAAAGACCAGCAATGTTATGAGTCTTTTGGATGATTTCAAGAACAAGCTGGTGTGCACCAGTTGGTCCGTTCTCTGTTGAATCAAAGTTAGTACCGTTCACAGCATAATCAATGTTGAATGCCATGATAGATTTACCTAAGTATGATCTGCTTCTGTTTGAAGTACCAGTTGCTTTTACTGGGTTTACTTGTGTTATACCTGCCATTTTTTTCTCCTATTTCTCTTAAATGACATCTTCGTTACTCTACGAAGTTGTTACATTTATTTACCAATTATAGGAAATTACCGCTTGTTAGGGGTCTTTTTAGCTCGATTTTCTAAAGTTCTAAGTAATTGTACAAAGCTAGGGCCTGCTTTTACTATGTTATCTATCATTGTTATAGCAGGCATGTATGCTTGTACCATTTGTGGAGGGATTGATTTACCATCTTTTGCAAGTTCTAAAAACTTTTTAGTACCTACTAAATTCCTTGCACCAACTAAAAATCTATACATAGATAGTTCTTGTCCTGTTACTCCTATGTCTGGACTTGATACTGTTGGCTCGTTGTCTTTAACTGTTGCTGTTTCTAAATCTCTTTCAGCAACAAGTTCTTCTAGGTAGATAATTATATCACTACTTCTAAGTTTGGCTCTAGTAGCAAGTGCTAATCTAGTTGCTACTTTTTTCTTTTCCATTGTTGATAGTCTATCAAAGTTGCCTAGGTATCTACGAGTGGCTTTATAGTCTGCATTGGAGATATTTAATGCAGTTTCTATACTCATAAATGTTTCACTAGGTCTAGATACCATTCCACTTGATAGTGTTGTTAAGTATCTATTGATATTCATTTTTGGTAGTGTAGTTCTACGTGCTATCATTCTAGCACTATCAGGATCTTTAAGTTTTAATAGAGCTTCATCATCTCCATTTACAAAGTAAATGAAGTTATGTAAGTCAGTACCATGCATTTGAAAACGTGCATAATTTGTATCTTTAGTTTTCTTTGCATAAGCTCTCGCATATGGTACATACTTTGGATATTTGCTCAGAAGCTCAAGAACTAATAAAGACAAGTATAGTCTTTCACAGCAATCGTTATAGGTTAACTTTGCTGTATCGCCCGAGTTACGGGTCATTCTAGCTTCGTATAGCTCTGATAAGAACTCTAGTTCCACTTAACTTACTCCTTATACAAGTTTAGCTTGATATTGTCCTTCATATGAGCTTTTTGGTTGCTCTTTAGGACTATACATATCAAAGAACTTTGCTTTCATGTCTTCAGGTGTTTTTGCACCTAATAAAGCACCTAGTACTTCTTTCTTTTTGTTTACATCATCTGTAAACTTTCTTTTCTGGTCTTGATTATAGTTCGAAGTTAACATAGCCGCGATCATTTTAGCTTGCCAACCAGTTATTGGAAACTTACCACCATCTTCAGTTGAAACACTTTTAACTGGGTTAGGATTTCCTTGTGAGTCTATCACTTTGTGAACTTGGTTAATCATCGATACGTGCTTATCACTATATCCTTTATCTAAATCCCCATCATCTTTATCAGCAGGATCTATTTGTTTCTTTAAAGAATCAATAGCATCTTGATCTAAGTCATCAGCTTTGATCTCTTTAATAAAATCAGTTGCTTTCATTTTTATCTCCTATCGTTGTACTGCTCTGTTAGCCGCACTAAAGCCAGCACGATTAACAAATTTAATATCACCATCTGGGTGAGCCAGTACATAGCCTTCCCCACCTGGTTTACTTCCTATTGATGCTTTAACATCAGCAGGTTGATTTTCTAGTTGAGCAATAATATTATTTATAGTTTTCATTATACCTTCAACTACTTGCCATAGAGCACCAAAGGCTCTTATGTTCGTTTTAACATACTCAGTCATCTTAGCTTTCTTCGGAGCCGAAACTGCCGAGTTCTGTAACCATTGCATAAAGTCTTTGCCTAAGTTGTCTAATCCTGTATCTGTTTTACTATTTACATATTGATATAAAACATTTGAGAAGTCTGTCATCTTCATACTTCTTAATTGTTCTTTGTTAAGTAATGAATCTATTGCACTTGCATTCTTTGTAACGATTGCACTAATTTTGTTTATGCCACTCATATCTACTTGTGGTGGCTCTTGTACAGTGACTGGCGGTAAAACTAATAATTGTTTACCTTGGAATATATCATAATCGGTTAAAGGTTTTTCACTACCATCTGGGTCAACTATTCTATGAATCACAACCCCAGCTTTACTTACTTGAATACGTTTTCCTATGTCACTGTCGGCTACAACTGTATAGGAAACTATATTTGGTTTAAAGGTATATGCTCCGTTACTTAAATCAGGTGTGTTAAAAAATAATAAGTCGCCTTTGAAGTAGCCTCTAAAGTCTTCTGGTATTGCCTTTTCAAACACAGGAAACACAGATTTCATATTACCTGCAAATGCTTTGTAATCATCTGACTTCTCAGATCCTTTTCCTCTGTTTAATAATAATGCTTCTAAGTCATCTCCATTAGTTGCACGGCCATCATAACCTTTTGCAACAAAACCTGACTTGTCTGTAAATACAAATCTTCCTTCATCGTCTCTTCCAAATATAACTGCTGGAGAGCCGTCCCATTTAACTGTAAGTGATTGTGTGTTACCTTTTGTTAATCCAATGATTGAATCAATAACACGTTTTGCACCTGCACTACCTTCCCAAAAGATAACGTCTTCGGCGTGTTGTATACGAGCATCTTCAAATACTGCTTTTCTAAATTCGTATAATCTCATTACGGTAACTTCAATCCATCTTTTTCAAAGTAGTCTTTAGCATCTTTAACTAGGTTTTCATAGTTAGGATCTGTTTTAATTTTTGCATTAATAGTTTCAACACTTCTCATATCATCAGCACTTGCATTGTCACCTAATAAAATTTTAGCTACTTCGTTTGGATCTTTAGTTACAGGCTCGTTAGTAATTCTATCTACTAATCCGTTTGTTGGTGACCATTTGTAACCTTGTGCTTTTGCAACAGAGGCTATCATAATCATTCTGTGTTGTCCTTTAAATTCACTGTCAGCCGCACCACGTAAAGCAAACTGCATAAATTTAGGATCACCAAACATTAAATCTGTTTGTACAAAGCCATTCTTAGCATCTCCGTTGATAGGTGTTTTAAAGTGTACACTAATACCTGACTTTGCTATCCAGGCTCTATCATCATCTTTAGGTGCGTTCTTATCTTTCCAGGCTTTTAACTTTCCTACAAGAGCATCTTTGTTTACTTTCTCTTTATCTACTGCAACGTCTAAATCACCACTAGTAGGTTTAATACCAGTTGAACCTAGCATAAAGTCTACGTGATTAATTCCTGTGATTTTTTCAAGCCATTTAAGTGTAGGCTCTACATCAGCTTGGTTTATTCGTTGAGTTGCCTCAGCACCATCTGGTCCTTTAAATACGTTACCGCCCTCATTGAGTATCTGCATCGCCCTCGTCCTTTTGTTTAGATTCAATTATTTTGTCTATACCACGTTTAAATTTACGAGGATCGCCACTTCTAATACTATTGATAAAACGTCTTTCAATCTCTTGTGCAGTTTCTGGATCATAGCTCTCAGTGATCCTATTTAATAAGTTAATAGCACTTTCAATAATGTTATTTCCAGTAGATTGAATAAGAGCATCATTATTGGTAGTTCTATGAATGCTATTCAATTCTTCTAGTATTGATCTTGTACGTTTTCTCATGGCTTTTCGTTCCTTATACTGTATTTAGTGTTATCAAAATAAAAATAACTAACAAACCGGTTGACGTAGCTACTAGTATATAGTAATATAAGTAGTATTAGACCTAAAAGCGGGTGTAGTATAATGGTATTATGACAGCCTTCCAAGCTGATGATAGGGGTTCGATTCCCCTCACCCGCTCCATATCCTTTGGCAGAGTAGCTCAGGTGGTTAGAGCACCGGACTCATAAGCCGGGGGTCGCAGGTTCGAATCCTGCCTCTGCTACCAATGTTACCGTGACAGAGTGGTTATGTAGAGGATTGCAAATCCTTGTACGGTGGTTCGATTCCGCCCGGTAACTCCATATAACTTTAAGTTATATTACCTCTTGAAAAATATTATGTGTGCAGATAAATATACTTGCACAAAGGGGGCAAGAGTATATGGGAAAATTTAATAATAAAATTATGGCAGAGTTCAATCCGCCTAGAAAATGGGTGTTAGGTCGTGACTTGTCATACACTACAAAGGACCTTACAGTAGACGAAATCAAATCACTACAAGATGTTGGTGTTAAAGTTAAACGTGAAACTAATAAAACTGAAACTATTACAGTTAAAACAGGTTTTGTTACAGATTTAGCTTCTGTGCCAAGAGCTATGTGGGCCTTTATTGCTCCATTTGACGTAGCAAGAGCGGCAATTATACATGACTTATTATATAAAACAATAAGACAGTATCGTTGGAAACTTAAAGATAAAGAAGATGCAGACTTAATAGCAAGAGCAAAGAAAGCCTCAGATAGAGTTTTTCATTTAGCTATGCTTGATGCAGATCCTAAAGTAGCAGGATGGAAAATTTACTCATCTTGGAAAGCGGTAGATTTATTTGGGAATAGCTCAATAGTACCTAACAAAGATAATATTTAACTTTTAACCACAAGAGGTTCAGTAGTGAATGTTTGGTTGGTATTTTATTTCTTGATTAATGGCGTTTGGACCCCGGGTGACTTTGCTCAACCAGATGGATGGTCGAGCATGAAGTATGAGTCATTTGAAAAGTGCGAAGAACGTAAAGTATTTGCACAAGAGAATTTTATTCCAACTTTAGAAAAAGAAATGCAAGGACTAGTTAAAGTTACTTGTCAAACTAATGATCCTAAAATCTTTTGGAAACGTAAAGTACAAATCCCCCAGTTACCTGCAAGTCTTACCAATTCAGAATAGCAAACTTTTGTTTGTTCCAATGTTCTTCAGTAAAGCAACCAAAGGCCTTATGATTAGGTTGTAGTTGCTCTGCTATTTTTTTTCCTGTATCACAATCTTCTACTGAACCTATTATAACAGGGTTCTCGTAGTTATATGATAACCAAACGATAACAATAAATTTACTTAACATTTGGAAAAGGTGCTACAGGTTTAGGTGCGACAACAACTTGTTCATTGTCTTGACCGTCAAAGGATTCAGCTAACCAGTCGTGTATCTCTACAAATATATTATATGCTAACCAGCCGAATATAACTAATTCTAAACTATAAAGTTTCATTTTATACGCCTTTCATAAAAAAAGGAGCCTTCCCTATTGTGGGTTGGCTCCGAGTTAATATTATAATAATACTATCAATGTATTATAATGTCAACCTATATTTCAGCACAGGCATAAGAATTAATTTCTAATCCAATACATACCTCTACGATTTGTGGAGTGTTCCATTGCATCGTATGTCTCCAAGTTAGAAGTTACGTGCCGGTTGTCTAACGACCGCGGTCCACAGTACAATAAATGTACTAATAATATATATCTTTTTTAAAATGAACGTCTTATGAACAGAAAGGATATATACTATACAGGAGAAGAAAAATAGTTTTTGCACATTTATCAACTGTTGCGTTTCTAATTCTTGGCTTTGCATTTGTACGTATGATGACAAGCATAACAAGTTTAATAGCAATCAATAACAGCACTAATAATGAGAAGGTCACTTTTTACTGGCCACATACATTGTTCTGCTTTATAACAATATTCACGATGATACTATTCTGGTGGACAGCAACACCACTTCAAGATGTAAACTTCTATCCTGATAGCAACTGGAATCTATTCACATACATATTATTTCTTGCAGTTCCAATGCTTATGTTTCTTATAGCAGAAGTAAGTATACCATATAATCACGATAATAAAAGTGTTAACTTACAAGACCATTACTATCAATATCACAAAGTAATACTAGGACTTGCTTGGGTATTACAAATATTCTTAATAGCTAACTTCTTTGTATTTTATAACGAAGGTGATATAATAAGTGCTAAAGTAATAGGTCGTGTTGCTATGTTAATAATAATGTTACCTATGGTGCTATCTCCTAATAAACAGATACACAAAATAGGAATGAGTATATTCTTTGTAGGATTTGTATATACTATACTAAAGTATCACGTCTTTACGGCTTTAACCACTTCTTAGATAGTTCGTACCAATACTGTCCACCTTCACGTAAAGCTTCGTTGTCTTTACGTAACTTTTCCATTCGACGCATTATAACATCGTGCTGGAATTGTGATAAAGTTTTGTTAGTGGATTGTAGTTTTTCTAAACGTGATAGCACATCGTCAATCGAGGGACAGGTTATATCAGGAACCTTAGGAGCCTTCCGCTTAATCTTTTGCCATACCTTTTTTTCGAGTGCCATTAATATTATTTAAAGGCTTACTTCGCCAAGTTAAAAAGTAATTTAATGAAGTCCGTTTGGAACTATTATATAATGTATTGCTAAAACTATTCCTACTGATGCACCTAAGCCAATCATCATCTTAAAGAAGTCTTTTGCAATAAAAGGAAACACACCTTTGAACTTTGTTTTGTCTGTAAATGTAGCAATAGCAAGTTCACGTCCTGTTAACAATCCTACAAAGACCCAAGTAGTTGACATAGGTATATCGTTAATCTCTTTAAAGAATAAAAGTATTACAAAGTAAAACAAGTCTATAAGACAAGCACTTCTAACATATCTTGTATTATGTTTCTCTATGACTATCTGTTGTATCTTACCGCCACGTTCCCTAAACATATAACCTAGCCCTAGTACAAATATTAATGATACCATTATCATCATATCTATAGGAACTTGTCTAGGTAGGTAAACTGCTATGTTGGCCATGTCATGACTTAACCAAGTCCACCACAATACTCCTGTGGTAATCCATTGTCCTACTCGCCAATATGCTTTATGACTTTCTTTAACTGAAGCAGACTCGTCCATCACTTTAGTAATACCGTACCATATAGCATAAGCTGATACACCTGCTACTGCATAACCCATCATGCTTTTCATAAGCATCTTCTCTAATACAAATGTACTAGCGAAAGCACTTAATACTAAAAATGATGTACTTACTGGAACACCTAGTCTTGTTAATATTAATAGTAGTCCTGGAGCGGCCGCATGATACCATTGTATTTCCTGCCACGGTATCCTGTTCAGTCGTCCATATGAAATATCCCCTCCATTAGTATACCAACCATACCATAGAGCCCATAGCAGGACAGCACTTGCGGCTCCCCACATGATCTTCCAGTCATATCGTTCATGGTTGGATGCAATCCACGTACCAAGGGTCTGTACGGAATCGTTTGCAATGACAGAGTAGGCCGCGAATAAAAAGCCTATTGCCATCCATAATGTTAATACTTCCACATATACTCCTGTCTGAAGTTCGTATTCAAATATTAAGTTACACTCTTATTTACTTAAAGTCAAGAAAAGTTTTGTTACAGTTTGATTAAGATTTTGCCAAAAGGTCATTAGTTACAAATTTGCAATTCAGAGTTGCAAAAAAAGTGTAGCTTATTTGCTCAACTAACGCACAGATTTTATACGCAGATTATAAATAGCTATGTCGACGCAAGAGCTTTTCTAGTTTTTCCGATGACACACATACACACTGGGATTGACCAGGGAGTTGAGAGCACTCCTTAAATAGCAATTGACGATGTCCAAAGGACATTGACGATGGAAAAGACCATTGACGCCCTGAAAAGACAGGGGGTATTGCTTTCCTTAAGCATCCATGATATAGGAGAAATAAAATGTCACACTTTTGGAGTGGCCTTGTGTCTTGGATGAATCACAAGTCTGCAAGTAATAGACGAAGTGAAGAGTTTGAGAAATGGGCCAAAACTGAATATAAGAACGATTGGTACTATGCATATAATCATATGTTAGCCACCAATGGTAAACCACCCAAAACTACACTTAAACTTAGAGAGGACTATGAAAAATGCTTATAATTAGACGTATAGTAAACTTTTGTGAGATAGTAGGCTACGCCAGAGCGGCTAGTGAATTATCACGCCAAGGGTTTCATGATGAAGCTAAACACTTATTACTTAAGAAACTTGAGCTTCAAACTAAAAAAGAAACAGCGATTGTACGTTTAGAGAAGTTAAAAGCTATTAAGCGAAGTTATGATCCTTCAAAACATTATCTGAGAGGCAAACAAGTTGCTTTTTGGAAGGGAAAGGCGGCGTAATATGTGGCCTTATACTAACGAAGAAGCCGAATGGCTATCAGGTAAGAAAAAATAAATTTATTTGTGTAAATTGAATATAGGGCAGTAGAAATACTGCCCTATTTTTTTGATTAGATTATTGTGCTACTTCTGGAGCAGGTTGACCTGTCCACATAGTATATCCGAATATAATTACAACTACTGCAACTGCTATCCAGAACTTTTTTGATTTCATCATGTCTTTCATGTTTTTCCCCTATAAGATAAAAAAAGGAGCAGTAAAACTACTGCCCCTAAATTAATTTAAGTTAAATTAAAACGATACTGAAAATCCTACTGAAGCTTCAGTGTCTGTGGCGTTCCAATCCTTATCCATCTCTCTGTTAACACTCACTCTGATTGAGCTTGTTTCACTCAATGAAATTGAAGTTCCAACAGATGCGTATGAATCAGCTTGGTCAAAGTCTCTGTAATCACCTTCAAGTGATTTCCAGTCATAACCTAATTCAACGAATGGTGTAAGGTTTGTACCCATTGATGTTTCAGCACCAACGAACGGAGATAATCTCAACTCGTCTTTAGCCATTGTGTCACCAGTGGTAAAGTGAACGTCACCACCACCGTATACATTCATACTGCCAATTGTGCCTAAATCTTTTTCGCCACCGGCTGTATATCTGTAATCAGTGTTAGTTCCATCATCGATATAAGCAACACCTACGTCAATAGTGTTACCGTTAGTGTGGATTTCAATAACTTGAGCATCATCGGCAAAATCACGAGTCGCTCCAGTACCAATTGAAAGTCCATATTTTTCTCCCTCAGCACTCATCGAGTAACCAGTATTATCATAGTTCTTTGATAACGCCGGAAAACTAAACAATGCAAGAGAGAGCATTACAAATAATAATTTTTTCATTATTATATTTCTCCTTAAGTCTTACTTTAATAAATTATATAAGTTATTGTTTGTGAGGATTTCTTGAAAACATCTTCACTACTATTTAGCCTATATAACATTTCGGCTGTGGCAAGATGGTTATTACCCGCTCGCCACAACCTGTTTTAGATTGTTCTTATATTATTTTTTTGTGTAAATTGAATATAGAACCCAAACTGCAACTAACCCAACTAAACCTTGTGCTGAGAAACCTGCAATTATTTGTTGAACGTTAGAAATAACGCTAATGTTTGGCCAGAACGGTATGTTCTGTCCAGAAAATAGAACTTCTAGTACTATTCCTAATGCAAGTAAACTAACACCTACATCAGCTAATGCTGAAGCCCAATTTTTTACTTTAGTTAAGATATCCATGTGGATCTCCTTTCTAACTGTTATACAAATTCACTCTAACGTGAATTCGTGTAATATTTAAATACCAAATTCTCGAAGTAAACTGACCATAAATGGTCTAAGGTATCAGTTTTGGTGATCTAAATTGTTGATTTTTATAAATAAAAGTGTTATATTAGTATATAATATAGCAACACACACAAACACAGAAAAAGGAGACAGCTATGTCAAATCAGAAAGATAATGTATCATCTAAGGTACAATTCAATAAAAACGGATACGAAATAAGAACAGATGTTTTGGAGATGGCCAAACAGTTCACAGAATTTGAATTTTCAAACAAGTGGATGGGCTGGGAACAAACAACTAAACGTAACAAGGAGACAGGCCAATTGGAAATTAATGTCAAGATGCCTGATGTTCCAACAACTGATCAAGTTTTGGAAAATGCGGAGAAGTTTTACAATTTCGTAAACGGTAATCCAAAAGAAGAAACAAGCAACAAGAAAGACTAACGAAGAACAAAGGACCAACGGTATATTAGCATAATGACTAAAGAACTTTTATTAACGCCAACGTAGTAAAGACACGTAGGCATACGACTTAAAAAACAGAATGCAAACCTACTCATAGAGAGGTCTATATATACATATAAAGGCGGGAGGCCTGTTTCATTTACTTGGAGCAGGCCTTTAATTTTCTATAAGTATTTAACTATGGGAACACGCGGTATTAGTTCATTAAATAAAAAACAACAAGCTGAATTATTTGCTAAACTTACTTCAGCAAGGTCAGACATTAAAGACATACGAGCAACTAAAACACAGCTCAACAATCCCCCTATAAACTTATCTAACAACGAACTATTCGAAGAATATGTAAAAGATTTATCGTGGAAACCTATGCAGAATCACGGCCTAAATGATTCTAAGATTGTACTTAATGCAGAAGACATGGATTGGCCAATGCAAGTCAGGGCTTACCTTAACCTAGTTAAAGACGTAGATATAAGTGCTAAACGTATCGTTGATATGGGTTGTGGTTGGGGTCGCGGTGTTAATACTATCGCAAAATATCACAATGTTAGTATAACAGGTATTGACAACGAAGAACAATGTATTGAATATGCTAGACAACATTATCCACAACAAAGATTCCTACAAGGCGAAGAACTAAACCAACAATACGATATTATACTATCGATGTGTTCAGCTCACTTGTTATTTGAAAAGGGTTTCTTTAATACAAAGTATAATAGTACAATTATTGTTAGTGACTTCTTTGATAGAACTAGTATCAATGAGTTTAAAGATGCAGTTGAAAAGAATTATACAATAGAATTAGAAGAAGATCAAACACAAGAAACAATTTCAGCTATGGAATATGATATAGCAACTATTGATGGTAGGTTCAAGGATACAATACCACAAGAAGCAATTAATATTTTTAGAGATATTCAACAAAGCAGACTCCATTTATTTAGAATGGGTGGGCAAAGACAATATAAATATATACTATATGCTAAAATGGTTTAAAGTTTTAAAAGATTTTTGGAAACAATGCGATCAAGTCAGTAAAGAATTGCACCAGAATGGCTATCAAGTCCACTATCATCACGGAGGAGTGTTTGTTCATCATATAGAGCCTCCAAAGAAAACTACCCACATAAATACTACAGATGATAGACTTAACAAAGTTCAAAGAAAAGATACAAGAACTAAAAGATAACGGTAATTACCGTGTCTTTAACGATATACTCCGCGAGAGGGGAGATTATCCCAATGCGATATGGTACGGGAAGTACGCAATTAAAAACATTGTAAATTGGTGTTCTAATGATTATCTTGGAATGGGACAACACAAAGTGGTGCTCGATGCCATGCATACCGCCCTTGATCAAACAGGTGCCGGTTCGGGTGGAACTAGAAACATCGCTGGAACAAGTCATTATCATGTAGCACTAGAGCACGAGTTAGCCAAATTGCATAGCAAACAGTCAGCTCTACTCTTTACATCAGCTTATGTGGCAAATGAATGGTCACTAATTGCTTTGAAACGTATCATTCCCGACATTGTGTTTTTAAGTGATAGCAAGAATCATGCTTCTTTAATACAAGGAATAAGACACAGTGGTGCTGAAAAGAAAATTTTCAAGCACAATGATCTAGAGCAATTAGAGGAACTACTGCGAGACGTCAAAGGAACACCTTGCATAGTCTTTGAGTCCGTGTATAGCATGGATGGATACGTCAGTAAATTACCAGAAATTGTTGCATTGGCTAAGAAGTACAATGCCATCACGTACCTCGACGAGGTTCACGCCGTTGGCCTGTATGGTGAAACAGGTGCTGGATATTCAGCAAAGCTAAGATCACAGGATCAAATCGACATACTGAATGGCACATTAGGTAAAGCCTTTGGAGTTCAGGGCGGATACATAGCAGGGAAGTCTGACGTTATAGACGCAATTCGTTCTGTCTCCTCTGGCTTTATTTTTACAACATCAATGAGTCCAGTTATTTGTGCAGGAGCATTGGCAAGTGTCAAGTACTTAAAAGATCACAACGACCTAAGAGAAAAACATCAAGAACGTGCTAAAAGATTAAAGAATTTATTTAGAAACAGAGGAATTCCAATAATGGAGAACGAAACACACATTGTTCCGGTTACTGTGGGCGATGCCAAAAAGTGTAAACAGATTAGTGATGAATTAATAAATGAATATGGAATATATGTTCAGGCAATAAATTATCCAACTGTTGATGTAGGCACAGAACGTCTACGTTTTGCTCCGACTCCATTCCACACGAATGCAATGATGCATTCACTATGCGATGCTCTAGAAAAAGTATTGTAGCAACACGAAAGAAAACAATGAATAAAATAAAGAAGTATATGTATATGGGAATAGGTTTCCTGTGTGTGGGTATTGCTTACATAGGATTTATTACTCCTGGCATACCATTTAGTATATTCTTAGTCATTGCCGCTTGGGCATTTGCCAAAAGTTCTCCACGTATGGAGGCTTGGTTATATAATCACCCTTGGTTTGGCAAGTTTCTAACTAACTGGACTAAGAAAAGAGTATTCCCTACTAAAGGGAAATATGCAATGATTCTAGTCATGGCATCAACCTTGGTGTTTACCTGGTTCGCAACAGAGAATCTTAAAGCTATTATGTGGAGCGGAGGCTTTATGGCACTCGTGGCTATATGGGCTTGGAGATACCCCGGCTCTGTCGAGGAACACTCACGTAGAATAAAAGCAGGCGAAAGAGTTGCCTGGTTAAAGTAAAGAGTATTTCTTTAACTTCTTAATTAAATTAGTCCTGCCAATGCCTAATGCAATGGCTGTCTTTGTTCTATTACCATCATAATGAGCAAGGTTTTCTTTAATAGCCTTGCGTTCTAGCTTCTCTAATTCTTCAGGTAATGTTTTTTCTTTAAACTCGGGACCGCTAAACCACTTATCGAATTCATCAATAATTGTGTTTTGCTCACGGTAGTTTTTTGCTAGATCTGTCCACGAAATTTTAGACATAAGTCACTCCTTAATTATGTGCCTCTAAGGGTCGCTAATAATATTTAGTTTATTAAGTACGCATTTAAATTAAATAGGTATTAAAAGGTGTAACTTTTTTTACATCTGATAAATAATAGTACGAAGGGCACAACTCTACCAGATTAGGGATTACACGGAAAAAATATGAAATTTAAAATGTTAAAACTTATATTGACAGTAGCAATACTTGGTTTATTTACGAGCAACCTAGCTTATGCTGAAAATACAGTAACATCTACTGTTACAGGAACAACAACTGTCGATAAGACTCCACCAACTGCATCAGCACCAAACGTAATGATTAATAATCAAGATGTTTGTTCGACTGGTACAAGTGCCGCAGTACAAACACAGGTGTTTGGTATTGCAGGTGGAACTACAATAAGAGACTTAAACTGTGAACGACTAAAGCTATCCAGATCATTATATGGTATGGGTATGAAGGTTGCCGCGGTCAGTCTATTATGTCAAGATGCACGAGTATTCGAAGCCATGGAGATGGCAGGTACACCTTGTCCGTATAAAGGAAAGATTGGTATTGAGGCCGCTAAGGCTTGGGCTGAAAATCCAGAGAAACGTCCTGATTATAACAAGTGGTTAAAAGAAAATGATCTTGAAGCATATGAAAAAGAATGGCAGAATAAAGCAACTACTTGGAGCATCGGTATTGGTGCTATTCTGTTGCTTTTACTCTAATCTAGCACTAGCATATACCCAACAGTATAACGTAGGCGATACAGGGCCTAATGGTGGTACAGTAACCTCTAGTACCTTAACCTCAGTAGTAACTAACACAGAGGTAACACTCAACGGTGGCTTTGAAGATACAACAGTTACAACTAACTGGACCGAAACAGTAGTTGAAGAAATTAGTACATCTACGACTACCACACAACAAACATCACAGATAACAGCAACAACAACTTCAAACTTTGTACCAACTATTAATTCAAGTAATTGGTCAACATCAGGTAGAATCAAGTTACAAGGTGCAACACAATGTAGAACAGGTGGATCAAGTCAAACTGTTGGTGCAGGTGAAGCCTGTACAGGTTATCAAAATAACGTTAATAACAGTCTTGTAGCAAATACCAATAATT